ATTTATAATACCTCTAAGTATGGTGAACGATTCTATTATATCGTACCATATGAACGAGCTATTAAGAAGCTTCTAAATAATCCTGATAATAAGTTCATAACTACACAAGAGAATATGAGCTTAACTGAATCTGGTATTCTTAAAATATCTCCAGCTTTAAAAGAAAGTGGAGATGTATTTGTTAATACTATTAACAAAAAAGAACAGTCTTTAGATGTTGAGTTTACTTTTAATATGAGTAATACTCTATCTAAAGAAATAGTAGCTCATGAGAGTGCAGCTAATAGACTTAAACATATTAGAGAGTCTGCATTGAATTTCAATGAAGCTACAACTAGTACTGTATCTCTAGTAGCTAATGATAAATTAGATGCTAGTCCATTCTATGATGATACTACAAGTAATGGTTTACTTGTAACTGGTGATGATAGAATCAATACAAAAGAAGACTGGGGTTTAAATGGTTGTATCTTTAAAGAGCTCAATCGTTATAAAGTTATCCCAGTTAAAATTGAAGATCTCATCTTAGGATATGCATATCTTGAAAATGATAGCGTATTTGGTTTAGAAGAAGACTTCCCTGTAAGTGATACAACTACACCAGTAAATGCGTTAGGTATCAATGTAGCAACAGATCTTCAGGCTACAAAGAACTCTGCTGTTATCTCTGATAGCATTGTTAAGACTGTGGCTAGTAAACTATCTGCAGCTATTGATACTAAATTTATTAAGCTTAATAAAGATCTATCTAAAGAAATCTATACTGTATTAAAACATGATCTTCAAGCAGGTAAGAAGAATAAATATAATGTAACTTTCTTACCACCTGATGATGTAGTTCATTGCTATTATAAATTAGACCCAGATACATATCGTGGTATCTCTGACTTATATAAGTCTATGATACCAGCTAAGTTATTCATCGGTCTATATATTACTAATACTATTGGTGCAATGACTCGTGCACAAGACCGTCGTGTTTACTATGTAAAACAATCTGGTATTGATACAAATATCTCTAAGATTCTATTAACTACTATTGATCAATTGAAACGTCAAAACTTCAATATCCGTCAATTAGAATCTATGAAGAATGTATTAAATATCTTAGGTCGATTCAATGACTTTGTTATTCCAACTGATAATAGTGGTAATGCCCCAGTACAGTTTGAAGTTATGCAAGGTCAAAACATTGATCCACAAACTGACTTGATGGAAAAACTCCAATCTATGGCAGTTAATAGTACTGATGTACCATTTGAGATTGTACAAGCAAGACAGTCTATGGACTATGCTATTCAAGCATCAATGTCTAATAGTAGATTCTTAAAGAAAATCTATAATAGACAAACTATAGCTAATAGATTCTTATCATCTATTATGACTAAGCTTTATAGAGGTGAGTTTAATAATCCAACAGCGGTTATCAAAGTTAACTTACCAACGCCGATGTTCTTGAATCTAACTAATACTAATCAGATTATTCAAAATGCTAATGATGTTGCTCAAGCTTCAATGGAAGCATTTTCTGATGATTTAGATGATAACGCTAAACAATTATTCTTTAATAACTTAAAAGGTAAGATGCTTGAAAGTTATATTGATATGGATATGATTATACGTGTTAGAGAATCCACTAGAATTGAATATGCTGCTATGCAACAACCACAAGATCAAGGTGGTAGTGAGTATTAATATAACAAAATATGGTCATAGGCTTTAATAGCCTATGACCATAAGTTGTTGTCGTTTAAGAGGCGTGTGAAACTTTGTACTTAACTTGCGAGGCGAGTGACAAAGAGAAGATTCGACTACGCATGAAGAAGTCCGTTCATGTGGTATAAGCAGTTTGTAAGAGGGAGACTTCCATCCATCCCTCGATGAAAGTATTTTGAATCCGTTCGGAGTGTTCCCATGTATATTTAAAACGTAAATCAAGCGTAGTAGTAAAATATTGATTTAAGAAGATTTGAAGTATATTATTTATTTTATATAGGAGTTTTATCTTAACTTCATAAAATCTTCATACGTAGTCATTATATTGTTATATGAATAGAAATAATAAGTGGACTAGGATATTAAATCCTAGTCCACTTTACTATTATTAAAATCTATTAACCGTTATACTGAACACCTTTACCAGTATTGCCTTCACCATTAGGACGAAGTACTTTACTATAAGGAGCCATATTAGTTACACCAGAGTAAGTCATTTCAGACTCATCCCAGATTGTACCTTTACGTACCCAATCAAGTAAGCTTTGAGCTTTTCTATTAATGATTGTATTAGTAATAGGAAAACCAGAGAACTCTACAGATAACTCTTTGAAACCAATATCGCCACGTTCAATATTGTAGATATTCAAGTCAGCATTTGTTGGTTGAGCAGCTACAATATAGAATGCTTTTTCAACATTCATCAAAGTATTATCAGTTACCATGTATAAGAAGCTAAATACTTCTTGGTCGAAACCAGGTTCTTTGATTGTACCATCTTCAATAAGACCATGATAGTGTTTAACTTGAGTTGTAGGGTCTTTAACACCACGTAAGAACAACTCATGCACTTTAGTCATGATGGAACCAGATTTTTCAAAATAACGCATACTGAATGTAGAACCAGATTGGCTATTAACTTTGTTAATAACGTTGATGGATTTAACACCATTAGTCAATTCAGCTGCATCAGAAGTCATGTTATCGATACCGTCTAATCCACGGAATTCATATTCCAATACATGTACGTATGTATCGATAAGTTTTTTGTATTGATCACTTTTAGATGCCAAAGCTTTCAAGAAGTTTGGAATGGTCAATACGATAAGCATACCATAACCAGATTCAAATTGGTTAAATTGATGTAAGTTAGCCCAGTCAGTTACACCACGGAATAGTGCATACTGAGTTAAATCACGGATTTCTTTAGTGCCGTCGAAGATAAAGTTAACAGCACCTGGAGTTTTATCAGCCATATTATTTATCCCCCTTAAGCATTGGCACTAACAGTAGCAGAGATCGGAATAGCAACGATACGGAAGATTTCAGCTTGAGCGAAGTCTTTGAACGATACTTGGATAACTGCATAAACAATTTTGTTTGCTGCATAAGCAGAGTCAGATTTGAAGTCAATAGAGATAGAAGCGAATTTATTAGCGTTGTTGTTAATAACTGCTTGTACGTCTTGTTTGTAGTCTTCAAAGTCTGTACCAGTGATGAATTTATAACGGGATTTAGGACATGCAATACGAATTTGTTTAATCAATTCTTGGATAGCCAATACGTTATTAGCATAGCTTAATTGAGTATGGATATCTTGAGAAGTGTATTCAGATGCAAGAGAGAAGATACCGTTATAGTATTTACCAAAGTTTACACGAAGATCATCCATTTCAGCAACTTGGTCGCCTGCAGGAGTAACCTTAGGAACGTAAGATAAAGTACCTTCGATAAGTTCAGGAACTACCCAGCCATTGTTTTGACCAGCACAAACTAAGGAACGACCATTAGCGAAGTGCATACAGATCAAACGTGCAATAGCATAACCCATAGTTACTGTAATTTGTTTACGAGTATATGGATCGAAGATATCAAAGAATTGACAGTAAGTCGCAACGTAACGGTTATTACCACCAGTATTCAAAGTCTTAGCATTCTTAATTGCAAGAAGGTTATTAAGACCTTTAGTACCCATATCACGGAAATAGAATACGTCTTGACGGAAAGAACAAAGGTTTTCAATAGCACGTTTTACAATATGAGGATAGTTAGCATCAACAACAACATCGATTGGATTGTTATCGATATCATAGATATCATCATTGAATGTACCATTATATACTTTAGCCATTTCTGTAGCATATACAGATGTAGCATCAGTGATACCTTTATAGTTAGCGATAGGAGCTGTACCGAATGTATCGCCATTATAACCGCCAGTCAAAGGATGACCTGCAAAGCTATCAAGTTTAACAGTCGCTACACCATCATTAGTAGATTCAAGTACTTCAAAGGATTTGAATGGATCACCTTTCCAAGTACGAGCACCAATAATATCAGATTCACGTAAACGAGTTTCAGAGATACCAGCAATTGCTGCTACTTTAGCATAGAATAATTGCATTTGGTCTTCATAACCAAAACATTTAACTTGCTTAGAAGTACGTTTAACTACAGAATCAAAGAATAAGTTGTATCCAGCTTCAACTTCAGAAGGGTTTAAAGAGAATACAATAGATTCTAATGTATTACTATTTTCATCAATATCAATTACATAACGTGCAGATTGTGCAGAACGAGATAATGTAGAATCAAGAGAAATAGTAACGTTCTTTTGAGATACACCACGACCATTGTCTAAGATCAAGAACAATGGGAATTTGTTATCTTTTTTATTTTTGTATTTGTCATAGAATGCTTTAGAAGTAGCAACGTAATCATTGCCATGAATGTTTTCTTCAGCATCCAAAGTTTCTACAGAGTAGTTTACTTGACAAACTTTATACATAGCGGCAATACCATCTGCACCAGCTTCTTCTTTAGTGTATGTAGGACGTTGTGCAGGGTCAGAGATAGATGCAACATCTACTGCTTTCCAGTATAAGTCTTCAGTTACATAAGACCCATCAGCCTTAGTAATAGCAGATCCAGTTAAAGGATCGGATTTAATACGAGCTTCTTGACGAGAAATTTCTTTTACATGAGCAACTACACCTAGCATAGCTAAACGAGAAGTAGGGTCAACAACACGTTTCGCATAAACGATACCACCGTTGTTGATTACATTAGCAGCTTGGAGTAAAGGTTGACCATGACGAGCAAAAGAGATTTCACCATATTGGTCAAAGAAATCGTCGCCTTGCCATTTAGTATATTCTTCAGTCCCTTTATCAGAAGTAAAACCGGCAAATACAATCGGTTTTGTTGTAGAGTCGGCTATATTCAGAGAGGGAATATAACTTTGGTCTTCAAGAATGATTTTTGTACCAATCATAATCTTTTATTTCCTCCTTAATAGATTTTAAATAATAGTTATAAATGAATCCGATATGGATACTATTTAAACTTTTATTCATATGTTAATTATGGCTATTGCATAAGGATCTTTTCCATAGGGGAATCAACTTTATTTTTATTAAGAGTAGAGTTGACTACTGCATCGTCCCAGTTTTCTGATGTTATTGCTGTAAATGCAGAGATATACTTAGGTACCATCTTAATAGATAGAGATTTATATCTATGCATATCAGTTTCCTTAGCTAAGCGGAATGGAACAGATTCATCTTTAACAGACCTACATAACTCAGATACTAGGATACCAAACATCTGAGCAGAGATACCAAAAGAAGAACCATTGAATTTAATAGAGTCCATTAAGAATGAATGTAATTTATCATAAGCAATTACATTAGGGATATTACCAGTAATCATAAAGATTCTAAACATATTTTCTACATTGGTAATATCTTCAGGAGAACCAGTATTTACTATAACTACATCATCTTTCTTAAACTTCAAGATACGATAGTCTACAGGAACTGGAATCTTCTTGTCTAATATATAGTCTTTAACCTTCTCTATAGAAGAAGGCATTGTAGATATAAGAACTGGGTGATTAAATAGTTTAACACCATAGATGGATTTCCCTTTAGCATCAAATACTTCGTAGGAGAATAATCCTAATGTGTTTACGTATTCACCAGCTTCTTCGGCATATTTCATATGCCCATCATTTCTAAAATAATTCTCTGGGATATAGAATGCTAGTTCTCCATCCCCTTTAAAAATAAGAGACGTTCCTTCTTCTTTAAGGAACGCTCCTACATTTTTCATACCCATAGTAACCTCCTATAGAGTAAATTAGTGTCTTATACTCTAATGTTTAGGGGTGACAAAATTACTGTTATTTAGACTCAAGAACTTTGATGCGGTCATCAAGAGCCTTAAGTTTTTCATCCATAGTAACTTTATTATAGATAGCAGTATTATAATGAGCTGTAGTTAATACAGTATAAGAACCAGCCCCGTTATAGTGTTTAAGTTCTTTACCAATTATAGTGGAAATAGAACGTTTGTCACCAAACTCTAAGTTATTATTCTTATTAACTTTAGCGATTACACGTACAGTATCATCTGTTGCTTTACCATGATAACCTATCTGATTACCTACAGTAATACCATTGTTAAGATAATCGTTATTAATGTGATTATAGTAAGATCTTTTAGAAGAATACTTATAAATCCGAACGTAATCATGAGAATTGGCGCACATATAAATATCGCCATTAACGTAAACAAAGTCTTCAATTTCACAATATGGCTCCATTTCAATTTCTCTAATAACTTTGAATTCATTACCAATTAGACGACATTCGATAAGTCTACGTGCTACGGCAAAGATGATTGTATCACCTTTAAGATATGCACCATTAGAGTCTAGATTAGTCTCATCTACCTGTACAATGTATTCTTGTTTAGTAGTCATGGTATTATCAGTATATATTCTAACTTTACGAGACTTGCTATCTTCACCTGGAACGATAGAAATATATCTACCAGAACCATCTAAGTCTTTGCCGACATTATAGCATTTATCTGGATAATCTCTAAATTCTCCTAATGTAAGATCTCCAGACTCATTACGGTTAATATTATAAATACGGCTGCCATTAGCTGCACCATTCGTAGCTCTAATAGTTTCACCATCCATAAATAATGTATTAACATGCCCAAGAGCGTCTAATCCATCAAAGTCTGTAAATTTAACAATATTCATATCCATATCTAATTCATAGATGCGTTGTTTAGATGAGTCTGCATTACAACATCCTAAAATGAATCTCTTAACTGTTGGATCGTATGTAAACCCTTGGCATTGGTTAACTACAGTCTTATCTATTTCTATAGTCTTAAGAAAAGTAATATTTGTTTGATCAGATAATGTAGCTGGTCTTTGTGCATTGATATCAGAACCAATGTGTCTGAAAGATTGCTTAAGCATTTCTGTAAAGTCTTTTGATATTTTCATAATAAATTCTCCTTTCACTTACTATATTGTAAAGGAAAACCCAGAAGAGGATTAACCTCTTCTGGGATATTGTTATATTAGTTATCTAAATTAATATTCAATTACAGAACCTGCAGTGGTAACACCAGTTAATCCAGCAGGAATTTTATCATAATAATCAGGATATATTTCAGATAATTGTTTAGAATCATCTGTTAATGCAGTGATAGGTTCCCATGCTTTCTTAGAATAGTTATATTTTTTAGTTTTATCTAAGTTATAAACAGGAAGTCTATAATGCTCAAATTCATAAGTACCTAGACCAGGATAATCTTCTGGTACTAATACATTAATAAATTTGTCCCATATTTTAGCTAAAGCATTAGTTGAGTATGGTCCTAAAACTACGTCATAACCACCTGATGTTAATAAAATATCATTTACTGATTTTACTTTAGTAGTATTTGTAAAAATAAATTTAGCAGGTTCAGATGGAGGAGTTAATTTAAAGAAAGTACCAGATCCATCAGGATTCATTTCACTGTGTCTTAAATATGGTTCTTGGCAAACTAATAATGATACATATGCTATAGCATTTTCTTTATATTTAACTGTTTTTATGTTTTCATTATACATAATAACGCCATCTGATAAATATGCAGATTCTAATATTTTTCCAC